TGCTTCAGGTGGGTCGAGGGAGTGTTTATACTCCTCGCCGCAGCGCGGATTTTATTCGCGCGAGGAGTTAAGATGATTGACTTAAGAACCTACAACGATACTTTATTTCGCGTCGATGAGGTTATGGGCGAAAAAATGCGTAAATGGCTTAAATTCGACAAACGCTTTTTTTATGAACAAGACGATTTTAATCGCGCTTTTTTGGCGCAGACTTTTGACGTCGAGCCATCGTCTCAGAGCCTAGAGGAAACAAAAGAGCTTTTAAACGAACCTTTAAAAACTTATTTTTTCGAAGGAACGTTTTTTACTCTTCAAAAAGCGCTAAAGTCGTTTTACGAAGATATAACGTTAAAACAGTGGCAAGACTACGGCGGCAAGCCTTATCATTTTAAACTTAAGATGACGGCCGGCAAAGAAAACCTAAGCAAAGAAAAATTTAGAAAACTCGACGATTTGATAGAGAACTATAAAAACGTCCGATCCACCTTGGGCGGTTTTGAAATCAGTTTAAAAATAAAAGTGGATGAAATTTATAAAGGTGCGGCGGTAGATGGCGAATTTGTCCGTATCATGCCTGAAGTTATAACAAATTTAAAAACTAACGTAGGAGTGTATTATGGAGTCATCACGCACGAACTCGAGACTTTGGAGGTCGGAATATGAATAAAAATAACCGAAAAAGGAGCGACGATGTCATTTAAAACGTTGCTTACTAATAAAGGCGCCGAGCTTATCGTTTTGTCTAAAGCTAACAAGCGCCCTATTAAGCTTACTCATTTAGCCGTAGGAGACGGCGAGGGCGAGCCGAGCAGAGATCAAACGTCGTTAAAAAACGAGAAATTTCGCGTCGGCGTATCCGCGATCTTGCAAGATCCGAAAAATGCCAACTATCTGATAGTAGAAGCCGTTATACCGCCTAGTGAGGGCGGCTTTTACGTGAAAGAGGCTGGAATTTTTACGGATGAAAACGATCTTTTTGCCGTAGCTTCTATGCCTCATACGTATAAGCCCAATTTAGACGAGGGGAGCGCCAAAGAGCTTAAAATTCGCTTCGTGATCGAGGTAAGCAGTAGCGAGCATATCACGCTTACGGTCAATAACGACATCTCAAGCGTGAGTCGCGAATTTGTGGTATTCGAGCTTAGCAAGAAAGCCGACAAGATAGACACTTACACCAAAACGCAGTGCAATGAAAAATTTGCGGGTAAATACGTAGAAACCGATAAAGCCGATAAGAAAGATACCTACACGAAAAAAGAAGTCGATGCTCTGATCCCCCAAATACCCAATCAGATCGACGCCTACACGAAAACAAAAACAAACGAGCTTTTAGAACTAAAAGCGGACAAAAATAAAACGTATAACAAGCAAGAAGTAGATGAGATGCTCGCCAAAAAATACGATAAAAGCAGAGTTTATAACAAAAACGAAATAGACGAGATGCTAAGAGGACTTGGCGGCGGAAATAGTTTAAATTTAACTAACGATAGCGCATTTTTAGACGCTTTGATTTTCGGATAAAGGAGAGGATATGAAGATTAAAAGAGTAAAAGACCGGGTATTGGGAGCCAATCAAAAACACGTAATGCTTAGCGGAGTAGAGGGCAAAACGTTAATGATTACGCGGGTTGAATTTTATAACTTAGTTAGAGCCAACGAATTAAAAAAAGGCGAGTATCATAGAGACGACGTGGGGCTTGCTATATTTAAAAAATCTCCTCAAAATGTTGTCCTGCCTTTGGGCGAGCATGCTATCGGCGGAGCCGCTACGCCTTTATATTTAGCTAGCGACGAGGAGCTTATCTTGTTTGCGTCCGGAAGCAACTACAGCAGCTCCGGGAAAAAATTAAACTACATAATAACTTACGAGGAGATAGACAATGCGTAAAATCATAAGAAATCCAAGCTGCGACGTATGTCCTAGCGGGTATATTTGGATAGTTTGGGTAGCTCAATCAACATCTACATCGCCAGCAGCGCCGGTCGTTAAATTGATTTATCCGGCCGGCACAGATAAAAAAAGCATAGAAGATGAAATAAACCAGAATATCTCAACAAATGGAAAAATCATCCGTATCACCGAAGTAAGCGTTCAAGGATAAAAAATGCAATATAAAGAGATAAAAAATAAAACCATATATTATGAAGACGGAGGCAAACTAAAAGCGCTTAGCACAAACCCACAAACCAATCAACCTTTTATCAGCGACGATGAGGCATGGTTTTTTGCCGAGATCACAAGCGAGCTCAATCCGTCGATTTTAAACGAGTCCGGTAGTTTTGAGGCAAGCATCGAAGGTCGCAAGGAGCACCTAAAAGGAGTTTTAGCGGCTAAATTTAACGAAGTGGTGTCTAAAAGTAAAGTTTATGTGCAAGACATAGGCGAAGTCGATGCCGGCGTGCAATATCTCATAAACGTAATGACGCTGATCGATCTGTGCGGGAAAAGCGGAACGATAGCTTTTAGGATGTTTGACAATACGAGTAAAAATTTAGACCTAGCCCAACTAAAGGCCGTTAAAACGGCGATACAAACCAAAGGCATAAATTTATACTCCAAAAAATGGCAGCTTGAAAAAATGATCGAGGACGCCAAAGACGAAACCGAGCTAAATGCCGTAAATATAGATTTCGGAGAGTAGCGCAATGAGCTTAAACGTTACGCCGCTTTGCGAAAACAGATATGAGCTTACGCGGGATTTTGAAATTTTAGGCATAACGATACCCGAAGGGTATAAAACCAACGGGGCGAATATCCCGAGGATTTTTTATATCTTTTATCCGCCCTTTATCCCAAAATACCTAAAGGCTATCGTTTTGCACGACTATCTTTGCGATTTGAGCGACCAGACTATACCAAACGATAAATTTAAAAGCAAAAGCGAAGGGTTTAAATTTGCCGATCTTAAACTAAAAGAGGCTTTAAGGCAGTGCGAGGCAAGTGCCTTTACTCAAAATTTATTTTATATCTGCGTCCGCATCTATCATAAGCTAAAGTATGGGAGAGAAAAATGATAAAAACCTTTTTTACCGCCGTCGCGAGTTTTGCGGGCGGTAATAAAATATGGCTTGCGATAGTTTGCGCGCTAGTCGGAATCATAATAGGATCGTGCGTTTTTTTAAAAATTTCAAACGACGCCATGATCGAAAAAATAAGCGATCTAAACATAAAGCTCGCCGCCGAAAAGATAAGTCGAGACATAGAAAAGTCGAATTTAAAAGTTTGCGGTGACAAACTCGAAGCTCAAAACGCTAAATTTAAAGAGCTTCAAGCTAAACCCCCGGATGCCGCCGGGATAAAAGAAAAAATAGTTACCAAATTTAAGCGGATAAAAGAGCCGTTAAACGATGAATGCCAAAGCAAGCTGAGGTATTATGAGGAGTTGATAAATGAGATGTCTAAATAAACCCGTTAAATTCTTTTTGGCCATAGTTGCGATTCTCGTATTTGCGGGCTGCGCTAGCAAAGAGCCGCAAATCGTAACTAAAATAGAATATCAAGACGTGCTAGTGCCGATACGTTGTATAAATAAAATGCCAAATAAGCCAAAATACGATTATGAAGATATACAAACCGCGCGCGATTTGATGGAGTATTATAAAACGTGCGAGGAGCTTTTAAAAAGCTGCGCATCGCAAGGTAACGAAAAGAGTAAGGAAATAAGTAATGAGTGAGCTGGTAATTCGAAAAATCATGGGCTTTAGGATAAGCAGGAAAAGAGCGCTAGAGATAGCTTTGTCGATCTTACTTGCTTTGATCTTTGGGGCAGCGATAGGATGAGCTTCCTTTGGAAAGAATACCTCTATCTGCTTTGGGTATTGATAGTTGGCGCTATCGGCGGTGTTTTGGGGCTACTAGATGATGACGGGAAGCCAAGGAAGCATCGCACAAAGAGGGCTTTCTTCGTCGCTACTATTACGGCGATGTTTCTTTGCTGGACTACGTTTGCCATCGCAAAACTCTTTATACACGAAGTTGAGGGGTCGCTAGCTCTTGGCGGCATTATCGCCTTTATGGGCGTTGAATGGGTTAGGAAAAAGATCAATAAAGTCGCAGATAAAAAGATAGACGCCATAGCCTCAAAAGATTACTGCGGCGACGAAATGAGCGACTATGAAAGGAATTTAAAATGAAGTTAAAAATTACAAGATTTAAAAACATAAAAGATGGCACGCTCGGCAAATTCGAGCTGCTTTTTAATGACAAAATATTTTTAAAGGGCTACACCTTAGAGCCTGCGGGGCCCGATACTACCGCACGCGGCAAAGATAGGCGCATGCCTGAGGGCATTTATGACGTGTTTTGGCATCATTCGGCCAGATTTAACCGTGTTTTGCCGGTGCTTTACAACGAAAAAGTGCCTAAAGACCGTTATATAGAGATCCATTCGGGCAATTACCCCAAACACACCGAGGGCTGCATACTTTTGGGCTCTACGTTTAGCGACGAGGGCGTTTTTAATAGTCTTAGCACGCTAAAAAGTTTTTTGGCTCTAACGTTAAACAAAGAGCTTCAAGTGGAAATAATCAATAAATTTTAGAAAGTGAGGTAAAAAAATGCCAAGTAAATACGGCGTCAATGTCGAGCTTTATAACGGCTCGCTAAACCCATACGAGATCAACAATCGCCGCCCGATCGCAATAGTCGGCGACGATAGCAAGCTAGTCGCAGGGCTTTACGTTTATAGAACCGTCGAAGATGCGCTTAAGGAGGTAGAGGGCGGCACGATAAAAAACGCGCTTGAAGACCTAAAGGCATGCGGAATTCATACGCAAGTAGTATTAAGCTCGTTTAAGCAAAGCACAAATAGCGACGCGAGCGCAAAAAAGCAGGAGAATTTAACATCTTGCCTAAACGCTATCGACGCGCTCAAAAAAGCCGAAAACGTAGTAATGGCAAAGCCTAAATTTATCGCCGCGCCTGAATACAACGACACGGGCGTCTATGAAAAGCTTAAGCAGCTAGGCGAGTATCTAAGAGCCGTTTATGCCATCGAAGTCGATGCGACAAACGAGCAAACCGCAAAGGCCGCAGTGGAGACGCTAGCCACAAAAACGGCGATCATAACGTTTCAAAAAGTAAAAAGAGTAGATAAGGTCATTCGCCCGCTTAGCATGTTTTTGATCGCTCTTTACGCCAAAGTCATGAGCGAGACGGAATACGGCTTCTCGCAAACGTATTCAAATAGGGTAATTCCGGGCATTACCGCGATCGTGGATAACGTCGAGTTTATCCAAGGCGTGGACTGCGAAGCCGATAGGCTAAGAAGCGAAGGTATCACGATAGCTTACGTTGATGACGGTATCAGGGCATGGGGTGGCGAAACGCGCGACGAGGATTTTACCAGTATGCACACCTACGTTATATTTTACACGGCGATCGAGACGATTTTTCAGGCTCAAAAGCGCGCGATCGATAAGAGGATGCGCGACGTGCTCAAAAACGTAGTCGATAGCCTTGAGGCATTTTATCGCCGTTTGGTGGCAAACAATGTCGCAGTAGGTTTTGAAGTGACCGTGCCGGCTGAGCTGAATACCAACGAAACGATCAGCGAGGGCAAAATTTACATCAAACACAGAGTGCAGGAGATGCCGCTAATCAAAAATATCACGAATAGAATTTACCGAGTTACGGACTATTCGCAAGTTTTAATCGAGGAGCTATAAAATGAAAGCGCAAGCAATAACCGGCGGAAATTTCTTTATTGATGGGATCGGGCTTTTTGGCGAGCTTGTAGATTTTGAGCCGCCTAAATTTGAACACGAGACGATAGAGGCCGCATCGGAGATCGGCAAATACGAGCTGGTTTTACCGACCCTCAAACCTCTATCGGCAAAATTTACCGTTAATAACGTCAGCGAGACTTATTTCGGGCTTTTGAACACCAAGACCAAGCAAAAAGTTTATATCAAGGCCAATCATAGCGGAAGCGAGGGCAAACACGTGGCTATCGTGGCGACGTTTGAGGGCAACGTCAAAGTGCTGGAAGCGCCTAAATTTGAGATGAACAAAGAGGCTAATATGAGCATCGAGATGAGCTGCTTCGTCGTAAAATACGAGGTCGAAAAAAAGACCACGCTATCATACGACGTAGAAAACAAAATTTATGCCGTAAACGGCGAGGATCTTTATGAGCCGATAAGGAAAAATATATCATGACGCCCGAGGAAAGAAAAATTTATAACTTCGGACTTCTTAAACTAAAAGAAGACGAGGCTTATAAATGGGGATCGAGGGCGGCGAGACTAAAAGAAAATTTGACGTCTTTGCTAAACGAGCCTTTTAACGTCAGAGAATTTAAGACGGTTTCGGACGATCTTGCCGAAGCCATAACAAAAAGAGACGAGCTAAAAAAGCAAATAGACGAATTAAGAAAGGAAATTTAAAAATGGCACTTAGAAAAATAGAAATACCAAAAACGGAGTTTACGTTTAGCGACGGTCAGACAGTGGAGCTCAAAGCTCCGACGCTAGATATTCTACAAAATGCCCAAAAAAAAGCTAAAGACGAGATCGAGCAAGCTAAGTTGATGCTGATCGAAATGAGCGACGGCGAGATGGATAAGGAATTTTTGGGATCTTTGCCGATGAGCGAGTGGAGCGAGCTGTCTAAAGCGGTTAGCGCGTTTATGGGCATCGACGTAAAAAACTAACCGAGGGGATTGCTCTAATAGGGCACTCCCTGCACTTTACCCTAAAAGACATCATGAGCTTAGAATTTAACGAGTTCGTGGATTATTATGAGATAGCCTTAAAGCTTGTAAAAGAGTTTTAAGGCTCTAAAACCCTAGCCTCAAATTTTTTCTCTTTTCTGAAATATTTAAAATATACGTAAATGCAAAATAGCGGGATAGAAATATACCAAAAAGCGACGACTAGGACATAGAAAACTGCAAACCCTATCAACCCTATACATATCACCAAAGCAAGCAGTAAATCATCCATCTTTAGCGCCTCCGTTGTATAAATTTGCATTTCAATTTTAATAATATAAAGATAAAAAAAGGCTGAAAAATGGCAAAAAATGCAACTCTAACATTCGGGATGGACTTAAGCGACTTTGATAAGGCGATGAAGTCGATAAATAAACAAGCCACTAGCCTAAGCGATCAGATAAATAAAGCTACT